TGAAAGGTTTTGTTAAAAGCATTTTTTGCAAATTCCCTTGTAAGTTTGCTTTCAGCAACAATCTCAGCAAGATATATTAACATATTTGCTTTAGCTAATATTATTGTTCTTTCTTCATCCTTTTCAAAACCTTTATCATATCCTTTATACACGATAGGCGATTTAATTTTTTTATTTTTGGGTTTAAAATCATTCATTCTCTCAGGCAAATTTAGTGGTTCAAGAATAAATCCACCTACCCCACAAAATGGATCGCAAACCCTTTCTCCTCCTGAAAAATTACTTATGTTGGACATTTCAACAATACTTCTAATAACTTTACGAGGAGTAAAAAACTGACCTAATGCTTTTAATCCTGATGTTTGTTTTAAAAATGATTCATATAATTTTGATTTAAAATCTTTATCAATATTATGTGTGCTAAATTTACCAAAATCTTTTTCAAATTCTTTAAATTTTTCTATAGATTCTTTAAATAAATGTGCTTGAGTTATATTCGCCTTTCCGTTTTCATCTACAAAAATAGTCCCATTAATTATTGTAGTTCCATCATCTCCCGCAGGAAACAAGCAATCATCCTCATTATCTTTATTGTAGATTTTTTTCCTACAATTATTTACATAATATTTAATTAAGTCTTCTGCTTTGTTTCCTTTTTCAATAAGCCGATAAAGAGAATTAAAATCATTTGGATCTGTTAGTATTTCCAAATCACTCAAAAATTTAAAAATAAACAACTCAACAACATTATATAAACATTTTTCAGGTGATTTTCCAGTAGCTACCCAAATGTCTTGCCACACTCTTCTAGCAAGAGGTAGAGGATCGATTCTTTCTGGTTCTTTGATTATAGAATTTTTGTTATTTATTTTTAAACTTATTTCTTTAATTATTTTATACAACTTTCTTATGTCATCATCCATATTATCAAGATTTGGCAGGTCTTTTTTTTCTTCAATTAAAAAATTTCGTATAATCTCTGCACCGTCTTCTTTTTTGATAAGTGTATAACTTCGGTTTTTACCAATAACATCATCTTCATATTCTGTATCTTTATTTTTTTCTACAGGATTTATCCATATGGTGACAGAGTTATCTGTAATAATTCCCATCTTTGCATTAAGTTCTTGACAATAATTATTACATTGCTGAATTGCTTTCAATTTTTCAATTTCACTATTGAATTTTCCACTTTTTTTATCTTCAATAATAGCGATGACGGAAGAGTTAGAACCTGCCCTATTGACAATAAGTCTATCTGGTTTATGGGAACTAAATTTTTTGTCGTAATTTCCAGAAACTATTTTTGATTTTTTAAGCTGGTTAAATGTTGTGGCACCAATTTGAAAATATTCAAACTCTCCAAGTATTTGACCTTTAATTTTACCCTTCTTTAAATATTTTGATTGTAATTCTTCGCTCATTTTTTGTTTTCCTCCATTATTTTGGCCGGTTGCAACCCCGTAGATCAGACGGTGACCCTTTTGCCTCGGTATATAAAGCAAACTAAGTTTGCGACCTCTAGCCGAATGTAATTATTAATTTTTATAAATCGTCTATCATTAACTTAAACATTTTATCGACGTTTTGTCGAATTTTGTCATAACCATCTAACACGATTTCTAACTCTTCTTCTAAATTTTCTAACTCTTTGATTTTCTTTTTACAATGAGGACATTTCATTTTTGTGGTAACAACTCCAGTAATTTTTCTAAAGTACAACTAAACCCAGACGCAGATTCATGTCCACCACCACCTAACTGTTTAGCAATACTTTCAACATCAACAGTGTTACTACGTAAATGTACCACTATCTTATCTCTAACATGTTGCCAAATAAACGCAATCTGGTACGATTTTGTTTTATAACAGTATTCACCTAAATAACTAAAGTCGACCACTGAATTTATAAACATGGTTTTATGTCCATTTAATTCTCCTTCGACGCCACATTTAAACAATTTTTTTATCCGGTTCTCTCTGGCATTTACTAACACTTTTCCAGACATATACCAATCAAACAACATTAAATTGTGATCTTTCGAACCGCCTAACAATTTCTTCCATCTAATATCTTCTGGCGACTTTATATACAAATTAGCTGCTTCTACAAAACGTTTAGTTTCGTCGCCAAACTTCAGCGTCCATACATCTTGGTCGCCTATTAATAAAGCTGGTTTTGGAATTGTTATACCCGGGAATAATGTCAACCAAGTTAACACACAACCTGCTTCTGTGAAATTTCTAATACCGGGAATATCTTTGTTTTCCCAACTGTCTTTATTATTATTTCTGATGTTGCTTACATGATGATCTATCCACGTTAAATCACAATGGTTGTTTAACATTTCCATATCTTTGAATGCAAAATCGACCACGAAAACCTTACTGCCTTTAACCTCAGCTGGGTCCCATCTCGTGACATCGTGCATACAAGATATACATTCAGCTTCTGGGTATTTCTTTAGCACAATAGCTGCGCTACAAATCCCGTCTAAGTCGTTGTGGTAGTAGCAAATTACTTTTTGTTCGTTAGTCATTTTAGTTCCTCGTCAGTTATATTGAAAATGTGTTTTAAAATCATTATTGCTGCAGGTGGGTCAGAAGCTTCGTGCCAATCATCAAAACTCATTCCTTCTAATTCCCAACTAAATGGACTCCCGCCGTATATCTTTTCATACCCAGTATAATGATGTTTGTCTAATCTCGCCCAATGTGTGTCAGACTTTTCTTGGATTGTTTTAATCCACTTGATTATGTTTTGTCTTAATTCTTCTACATCTATTAAACCTACTCTAAATATCTTTTCACAATTCATACATTTTTCTCCGTGCTCTAAATCTTCCAATGTTTTTAATTCATTCAGCATCTTTAGCTTCCTCTTCTTTCATTTTAATAAACGCCTTCATTAACTCTTTGATAATTTTCCGAGACTCTTCTCTATCTTTAGCAAAGAAAAACGGTACTCGATACTTAACATGTAAAGTAAACAGAATAGCCGTGATAACCTTACCCTTCATTCGGGAATATTGTGCTCCTACAAAATTCTTATGTAAACAATCGGTGTAACTCCCCTCTATTACAATCCCAAAATATTCTAACTTCTCAGCTCTTTCTAACTCTCGCCTAAACCGTTTATGACCCTTACCGAAAGTTCCGTACAAATCGCCCAAGCTTTTACGTTCAATAGAAAAACAATCCTCGTACCCTTCGATACTATAGTCGCCAGCGTCTAACTTAGCAACTGTACAATTCTCGTCCCAAAGCGGCTTTTGCTCTCGCGAGTCCACTATTATATTCATCATCACCATCTTTTAATTAGGAAGTGTTTAGAGTGGAAATTGAAAACCACTCCAAAACCATGCAATTAAATATATTTAATTCTTTAATGTTTATAAACTTTTATATTCTGTAGGATATAATAACCAATGTAAAAAGTCGTATGTTTGTAAATGATCACTAACATGTAAACAATCCACACCTTCTAAGTGAACGGGATAATCATTACCAACAGGTGATAAATCGTCGCCGACAAAAAACATTTCGTCTATCTCGTAACCTAAGTATTCAGTAATTTTATTAATACCATAACCTTTATTAATACCCTTCATTGTCACATCGACAGAAGTTGACCCTCCAATCTTAACATCATACTTCGGCAACATGTTTTGTAATATTCGTTGCATAGGCATTCGTTTTTCGTGTTTCGGGTCCCAAACCTTTTTCAAATAATAAGGCGCTTTCTGTCCCAACGCAGAAAATGTTATTTGTGTTCCACGATCTTCTAAAACTTCTCCGTATGATTCTTCGGGAAATTTATAGTCAACTATCTGTAACATCTTTTTGAAACTGTCTAATATTCTTTCTCTTTCTTCACTTGGAATTTCTTTACTATAAACTTTAACTTGTTTTCCATCTTCGTATCTATAATAACCAGAACCCGAAGTCGGGAATAAATGTAAATTCGTTTCGTTGACATCTAAAAATTTCAAATACGTGTCGTTATAAGTTTCGATTTTCCCGCCGGAAATTAACGCTACCGGATATTTGTCCATTAACTTTTCCAGTATCAAACACATTTTGGATTCTATCGTTTGTTTACTTTCAGCTAATGTTTTGTCAATGTCAAAAATAAAAATTTTCTTTTTAGACAGATCACATTTAATTTCGGTTTTGTCGGAATATATCATTTTTTCTTTTTCAACCTAGTTCTTATCTGTTTCGAGTCAAACCAAAAATCTTCGCCCTTGAACAACCGTGTCAATTCACTCTTGGACAAAAATCCTTTGTAAACATCTCTAAACAGTTGTTTAATATATTTTTTGTCAAAAGCAGATTGAGTTTCAATTTCGTTACCCTTTCCAGTAATAGCTCCGGAATAATAATGGCACATTAACGTCGAATTTTCGTGAAGTTCTAAAGCATCACCGGATAAAAATATCATAGATGCCGCGGATCGTGCAGTACCTTCTAAAATCGTGGTTATCGGGGCATTACATTCGTTCATACGGTTAAGTATTTGTTGTGTCGTGTACATATACCCGCCGAAGTTGTTGATGTGTATAGTCACGGAATCTGTCGGTAGTGCTTTACGCAATGTTTCTAACAACTCATGGTAATGGTGCACTTCTTCAATCTCTGTGTTTAAATAGCAGTGATAACGGGTTATTTGTTCAGCATCAGAAAAGATTTTACAATAATCATTATCAGCGTTGACATCGGTTTTATTCTTTTTTTTCATCTTAATGCGGGCAACATTAGTCGCAGATTGGGCATGATAGTTCGTCGTCTGTTTTTTTCATGTTTATGTCGGCCGTTACAAAGCGGCGAACAGAACCTTTTAAGATTCCACGACCGATCAGTTGCTGTTAGTGATATTTCTTTCCATTCCTTATAAGAAATCAGCACACCACACTGTTCACAATTTTTATCTTTTAACATTTATATCCCACATTGACATTGCTTCTGTCAAGAGCTGGGTCGTACATTTGCATTTTATCGCAATGTCTCTCCGGGAATAACCTTTCGCCGACATTGTCTCAACCAATGGTCGATACACCGCGTTTAGTTGATACAGTCTCCCCTTTTTAACACTCTCTTTCTTTTTGTATTTGTCTAAACAATTGTCGCAAATCGAAATTTCGAACTCGTATTCGAACTCGATTCCGCAATCTTTACATTTGCATTGTTTCATTCTTTGTTACTCTCACGTATTTCAAATCTTTTTTTGCAGTTAGTACATTCATAAATATGTTTTAAAAGGAAACATTCTTCATCTAAACTTTCTATGTTACACACACAATTTGGACACCTAAATTGATTCATTTCTGGTACCTTTTCATCACGTCTTTAATATTCTTAGCCAACTTCAATTTCTTTTTCATTTCGTCAGATTGTTTAATTGCTAATTCTCTGGCTAATATTAAATCACGAAGTTTGACAAAATCTTTTTTCGAAATAATATCACATGCAATACACTGTTTAGTTATTGTCGCGTCTTGTACAAGTTTCACAAGTGGTTTATCGTCTTTAAAACTCAACGATTCTGTTAAGAAATATAAATCAGAACAAACATTACATTTATCATGATAATTACTATGTCTAACACCGCACCATTTACACTGTTCGTGTTGATTGTCCCACCATTTCTTAATCGCTTCTAATATCATTTTTTACACTCCTTCTTTGTTAATCCACAACGAGAACAGTGGTTGCTTAAATAAGATCTCGTCCACATTATTTTGGTTTTTTTGTCATACTCTTGTCGTTCGATAATAAACTTATGACCAAGTAGCCAACATAATAAGTTAGTTTTCATTTCAAATCCTCCGTTAATAAATCATTGAATTGTTGTAATACATCGATAAGTTGTCTTTGAAACCCAAAAATTTCGTCTGCTATATGTTCTACTTTTCTAACACAAGAATAACAATAACAATTTCTGCCGACAACTTCCCCGCAATTAAACATAGTAGTACTGGTGACATCACATCGTTTTCCGCACCCTTTGATTTCGTCTTTTCTCTTAGATGCGTCAAGTATCTTTAACTTTAAAAGATCTATCTCCATCTTTAATATTGTGTTGTTAGTCATTTTAAATCCTTCTCGGTTAAATTAAAAACATGTTTAAGTATTTCAATTTGCGCTTTAGCCGTAATTATTTTTAATTTCATATCTTCTATCAGTTCGTGACTCCATCCCACATATTTTATATCTATATGTATATCATTTTCCAACCTTTTAATATATTTAACGCCCAACTCGTATTGAATCCTCTCGACTGTAGGCTCTTTACAAGTACACTTCGATTTACACGTACACGCTAGTTTTAAGTCGTTGAGTGTTTTTAGCTCGGTCATTCTTTCACCTCAAAAACGTACTCTTGACGTTCGCATGCGTTATAATCTCTTGGTCTTCTTACTAACTTAAATGGACAATATTTACTAGTATAACACGCACTCATACGGTGCGTCCCGTTCAAAATCGTGCCATCGGCTAAGACACATTCTCTCACTCGTTCGTCTAATGTATAAAAATCGTCAGTTGTCACAGACGATTGTTTTCTCTCTTCAAATGTTATCGTTCTCATTCTTCCTCCATTAAAGTCCATTCCGCGTCTGAAATGTAGCCCCATCCTTCCCACGATTTCGTGAAATGGGGGTGAGGGCTTACTTCTAATTCTCTGATTATAACTCGGCCGCGAATACCAACCCCAACATATGCGTCCCTTATCTGTTGTTTTGAATAATAAATTTTGTCATCGCAACTTACTGTGTATAGTGTCATTTCAATCCCTCCTTATAAAACTTGGACAAAGATAATATTTGTATTATTTTTCGAACCGCGACTTTTTCTAATAAATCCATTGTCTCAGTGCTAAGATCGATGTTCGACTCTTCTTCGATGTCTCTAATCTCGGCTGATAAAAATGATATTCTGTTCCAATCGACGTCAAACATGTTCATTTTAACTCCTCCTTAATAAACTTAGCAAGCTCAATCAACTCGTCGGGCGCCAATGCCACTGCATCTTTACCCTGGTGTATCAACAACGACCCGTTATCGAATAACTCGACACGGGTAGGAATGAATTCGTCGGATAGGATTAGGATTCTCGAGTTCAATATCTATCTCCATAACAAATGGCATCAGCTACATAATAATTCTTACCATCGGTACAATCTTCTAGGTGTACCACACCACCTGTTGACCAATCGCTATAACACTGAGTATCAATTTGTTCGTTATTAATTATCGGTTGGCAGTATCTTTTCGAATAATCATATGAACCACCGGTAAGTAACACACAACCATTAACAGTTAATAATAACACTAACAAGAGACTAATATATAATATTTTTTTCATTCGACTACCCCTTCGATTTTCACAATCTGATCTATGTTCAATACATAACTACAACCAACATGAATCCTAAACCATTTTCCGCCGTTTTTAAAGTTGTTAAATATCCACTTTTCTATGTCTGTATATTTGTCATTATCAACAAAGAACTTTTCGTCGTTAGCCATTGTTATTTTTATTTTCATTATTCAACTCCAGTCAAAGATAAATACAAATATCTGTCATTATTGAACGCTGGCGAATCATAGTGCACAGGGTACACCTTAGGATAATTTTCGACTATTTTTTTAACGACATCGAAAGCCCCCAAAGTCCAATCAGTGTTGGATGTTGGTAATCTTATTTGTAAATAATAACCTCTTTGTTTACACTCAACCAGATTAATTAACGATATCATTGTCGGATTTAATCCAAAATAATCTGTAGTCATTGCTCTCGCAAATGCTAATATTTCTTCGCGTTTTAATTTCTTGTTGTCTAACAATTCTAAACAATCTTCTTTAAACATATACACACCTGTATGGGTCTCCACTGCGCAAATAATACACGAATCACTCAAATGTTTTCCAATCGCGACGACATAACCTCTCTCGAATTTTTTGGGGCTTTTGTAGTATTGCCAGTTTAACAAACCATATTGTTTAGCCCAGTCTTCGTATGAAGAATACACACCACCCAGATTCGTTATTTTTACCTTATCGCCAATTTTAAATTTATTCATTTTATCACCTTTAAGATATATCATAATCACCAGGTTTATAAAGATTTAGGTACTCCATCACCATTTCAGGAAATAATGAAAAAACTCTAAATATATACTAAACTGCTGTCATCATATATAAACTTTTCTATTTTTGGAGTGTCCGATTTTTTCATTATTTTCATTATTTGTGTTTTTAACTAAAAAAGATTTTGGGAGGTTTTTTGGAAAAAGTACCATATATTCATAATATTAAAAAAAAAGATTTTATTATTTATCGTTTCTTTATAAAGGAATTTCATTATTATTGATTTTTACCCACCATGAGAGAGTAAAACATTTAAATCTGTTTTTCACATATTTTTAGAAATGTTTTAATGTTTTCTTTCTCTCCAGTGCTCAAAAATGAAGAATAATAAAAAAATTAGTGACGTATATAATTTCCAATAATAAAGTTTATAAAGGGGAATGACTTTATATATATTTAAGGTAAACCTGAGAATCAGAAATAGAGAAGTTAAAAGAATACAAATTCAAATAAAAGATCCTTTGGTCAAGGGTGCAAAAACTCGGTCATTTACAATATACAACATTTCCAGAGACGAAGCATTCAACAGGATAGCTGCTATGTTCGAATCATTAGAAAATAATGAAGAAGGACCAGTAACGATTAAACATTTTAATTACAAACAAACAGAGTAATTAGATTTTTTAGTAAAATAAATTAGGTGATAAAGATGACAGAAATAGATAATTCTAAAACTCAATATAGAGAGTTAAACGAAGACGAAAAACTGATGACCGATAAAGCTATCGCATTGTACCATGATAGGATCGAGAATCTCGAATACGACATGAAGCTGAATAAGTTAGCTATAGATGAAGGTTTAGATATAAAAATCAAAGAGAAGAGACAACTATTGGAGAAGGCATTGAAGCAGAACGATGTTGAGTTGAAAGAGTTGCAGACTGGTTTAGCTATTTTTAAAACACATTTAGCTAAAGGTGTTCCGATTAAAGAGGTTGTAGATGTATCGAATATCGAGTACGATTTAGAGACAATGAAAGAATTTCTTAAAGAGCATGATTTAGAACGAGCATATTATTTTTTTAGTAAAAAAGACGGAGGTGAAGAATAATGAAAAGAGATTTTCAAAATCCTACAGAAGAAACATACATTAAGGTGTTTCAGAAGAGAGTGGCAGTATCAGAACAAAAATCCAATGCGGAAAAGATTCCATTTTGTAGACCGTGTTCATGGGGCGAATTTTATAAACAGATTAGCATGGCCGAGACACAGGCAAGATTAGATGGTTATTCCTTGAGGCTAGATGATCCTAAGTATATGGAGATTGCGAAAGGTATTGATTTAGAAAAGTTTTACGGTTTTCATAAGTTTACTTTATTGCAGACAGCCGAAGCTAACAACTATATGGTAGTTGATGGCAAGAAGACAGTAGTACCGATTGGACACAATTTCAATTTCCAATGTAAGAGTTCCGCGGAAAGAAACGCCGTTCAACATATGAACACAATTTTTGTACCTAGAGGAGAATACGAAAACTATTTGTTATTACTGAAAGGTAAAAACAAAAAGACTGACGAAGTTAAGAAAGAATAAAGCTTTCCATTTTGTCCTCCTTCCTTGAGAAGGGTTGGCGGTGACGTTTAGTTGCGATCACCGCTTTTATAATTAATATGAACAAAAGTCCAATGCATCCCAACAGCCTTAAAAATCTTATTCCACTGAATCAACGTAGTTCAGAGGAAAAGAGTCGAATCGGTTCAATGGGTGGTAAAACATATACCAAAAAACGATATGATTCAAACATGATAGTACAGTCTGGCCGAGCCAAGTGTAAGAATTGTCGTGTTCAGTGTCCATTCAAAAAACCAAATATGTTAGAAGACATTGATATGTTTTGCACAATCCCGGAAGCTCGTGCCAAGGCAGTTATTTACAAGATGCCGGTCATGAACGGGAATGTTTTAGAAAAGATGTCGTATAGCGTGTTAGACGACATGGCTAAGATGTCTAAGGATCCGCGTGAGAAGAAGATGTTGCATGACATGATGTTGAACCACAAGAAAGAGTTTTATCCGAATGTTCAAAAGAGCGTGAATTTGAACGTTGCGGTCGAGACGACTAGTTCGAAGGTGTTAGACAATTTGTTTAAAGAGTTTGGCGATGATGATGGTGTGGTTGATGTTGAGGTAGGTGAATGAACATGAAATGGTTTATACTCAGAGATATCATATGATGCTGTTGATAATTTGGTTGAATTCACAAACGCGACACCAGTGAAGGGTAATAAGATAATTGAAATGACTGAAGAGGTAGACGAATGCATTATTCTAAGACAAAATATCACTCAAATATTTAATTCGTTGTATAATTTATTATACTTAGAATCGGACGCGAGGCAAAATCAAAATGACTAAAGAAACATACACATCGGGCGGGATAAGCTTTACAAGCATGTTAACCGTACTATTTATTGGACTTAAACTAACAGGACACATCGGCTGGAGTTGGTGGTGGGTGTTGAGCCCGTTCTGGATTAGCATTGGCGTTGGATTAGCGATACTTGTGATATTACTTGCGGTATATGGAATAGTATTATTAGTAGGCAGGTTGATGAAATGATAGACATATGGCTAATAGTAATACTTGCATCAACTGTAGTATTAACATCGCCGATTTGGGGCGTGATAGTATTAGCGATATTTTCGTTCGTATATGCTTTAATAGCGCTCGTGATTTGTGCTATTATTGAATGGTGGCAGAACAGGTAAAGATGAGAACATACAAAGAAGTAAAACACACTGAGATGGTTAGAACACTAGACTCCGCGACTTGTGATTACTGTCATAGGCCGTTTACTGCAAAAGAAATAAGATGTAATGGCGTTGGCCATGTATTATTCGGGTTCGGTTGGGGAAGTCAGTTCGACTCGTGTACTGCGAAGTTAGATGTTTGTGACAAATGTTTTGCGGAAAGGTTCGGACCACGGATTAAAGATCAGTTGATTGCTGATGGTTATGATTTAGAACGATTAGAGAAATTGTTTGGAGTGAAGATATGATAAGAAAGATTAAACGGCGGATAGGTAGACTGAATGCGATGCACTATTGCTTAGCATGTGACTGTTGGTTAGGATTTAGAGGTTTTTGTTCGAAAAAGTGTCATGATAAACACTATGATACGATGATGTTTAACGATATGTTGAAGAGAGATTTAAGAGTTGCGAATTAATTATATTTATGAGGTGAAATGAAATGAAAGTAAAAGAATTAGTAGGAAAAGCTCAAGATGAGTTAAAAGACGAAACACAAGAGTTAATAGTAGATTTAATCAAGACTTCATTAAAGAGAGTTAAAGATGCAGAGAAGACATTGAGACTTATTAAGAAGACACACGAAGAGCTGCTAGAATCAGACGTTGACAATTTAGAACTAGATGAATATGATTACTGATGTGTTTACAACTAGTGATAATAATCCAGTAGTTGTTAGCATTGGTGATATGAAGATCACTTCTGATAAATGTTTAGTCGAAAGTATGAGCGTGAGTGTGGATAATGGAATACAAGAATGTCAATATTTGGATTCAAGAAAATCGGTATTAATACCAACACAACGAACATGTAGAATATCATTAGAGTTAGTAACAACTGACTTAGAGTGTTGGTCTGATGTGTTTGGTGGCGGAGCAACTAATAAACAAATTAGTAAAAAGAATGTTGAAGATTGTTCGGTGAATGAATTGTTATTCGCTGTTAGAACAAAGATAAAACAACAGAGTATGGCGAGTTAAAGATGAAGTTATACCACTGGACTACTAAAGAGAACGTGAATAAAATACTAAATGACTGTTTGAAAGTTAATAGTATTGGTTTTTCGTACTTAACAAAGTTTCCAGATAGATGGGATACACTACATGAAGGTGGAGTGTTACTAGAAGTCGAAACTGGCGATAGCAAACTAACATGCTTCGAAGAGAACCTCGATGGTTCGGAAGTGTTATGTTGGGGCAATATACCAAAAGAAAATATTAAAATTATAAAATGAAAGACAACAAAACAATCAAAGGAATCAATTTCAAAGACATCGACACTATCGGTAAGTTGCACAAAGATTTTAAACATTCTAACATGAAAAACGTTGACAATAAACAATTGTTAACTCAGTTAGAGTGCGACCGTGGCGACTTTATGTTCGCGGTTAAGTTTATTATTCTTAGAAAGGTACACGAGCTTGAAGATGCTGGGAAATTCGTTGAGGCGACTTTACTTAGCAACTTAGTACCGATTACTTATTTCGACAGACTCGCATTTATTCATTTGTTGGGTGGAGACTCTACTAAAATTTCAAAAGAGTGTTACGGAACGTGTCAGGTGTGTGGGGCAAGGGCAGCAGTCCACACTCCTGACCAATATGTTAACGTGTTCCGGGCAGAGAATTGCGACTGGGAAGTTAGCAGCTTGGTGACTAAGAGTTACCTATGTGATGAGTGTTTGGACGATGTTAAGAGCGAGGGTGAGAGATGACAAACGATGATCCTCATGATTAAATTCATCAAAAAGTTATTCGCAAAATATTTAGTCAGCTTATTCACAATAATTTTTGTTTCGGGTCTTTTATCATTTAGATATAGACACCAGGATTTGTCTGCATTACAAGTCGTATTAACTTCTTAGTACATTTGGATTCCGTTAACAATTGTTATCTGAGCTATTTTAGCGAAGTATATTCTATAGAATAATAATATTTATAAACTAGTATGGTTGTATATATTTATAAACAAGTGAAGTTGCTAACAAATCATACTCACTACGTTTTAATAGTCTCACCTGGTTGGTGGGTCCATTTTCATGCAAAGTCGTGGGCGCGACTATAATCGTCCCGCTATTTCCCCGAGGTGATACTATGGAATTAACAAAAGAACAAATTTTAGACGAATTGCGATTAAACGCATTAGAGACCAACGATTATTTTGTGACCGTTCGGCCCGACTTTTTATTAAACTGTGTATATGTTGTAAGGTATTTAGCAAGTCCAAAATCGTACATGGCTGTTTTGAATTTAGGCGCGATGACATACAACGGCCACAACCCGCTGATGTTGAATTTAGACGAGCTGATTGAGGTTATATTAACTGAAGATGCCGAGGAAGTTAAGCCGAAGAAGCGGCGAAAGAAAACGTTTTGGGAGAAGCTGTTTAGATGAGTTCAGTTAGATGTTGGTTAGGGTTTCACGAGTGGGTGTATTCGAGTGTTATTAAATTTACTAATAGTAACGATAACGAAATATATCAACCAAGCGTGAGAACGTGTCATCGATGTAATCAAAAACAATCGACTAACTTATATCATCAACGCTCTGGAGAAGCTGCGTGGTACAGAATACAATGACAACAATCGAAGACCGAATCGAAGCATGTAGAACATCTGAAGACCCGTTGCACCAAATAACCGGCGAAGGAATTAACGTTTACATTTGTTCATTAGACGGTAGTTGCGCATACAAAGAACAAAGTGGCCGGTGCGTCAAATATCGCGAATTACCAGCTCAAGAATCACAAACATCAACACGTCAATACCGCAAGTGTCCGCGTCATTAATCATAGTTAAAAGAGGTGATATAATTTGAAAGAAACAAAAGAGAAAGAATTAGTAGATGAAGAAGTAAAAAAGAAGTTAGTGCCGATGTACTCTATTAGCAACTCAGACGATATCGTGGAAAAGGCGATTAATCAACTTAACAGACGTGGTGGTAATAACCAATATAAAGGTGTCGAGATTCGTGAAAGAGTTATTAGGAATATTATACAACAGGCGCTTTGGGACTGTAAGAAGTTGTATGGGGTTATTAAGAGTGAGTTATCGGAAGATATCGGTTTTAAGGTGAAGTTCGACAAATCAGATGTTGTTATGGGAGTTGATTATGCGCATGAATATGATGCGACTTTTAGACAGACAACTGAACATCTTAGCGAAACTATACACAAATTAGACGATGGTACTGCTAAGATTGTTCCGACGTTTGAAGGCGATGAGTTGCAGAGTGTGTCGTTGGTTCCGATCGCGGAAAAAAGTGAGGACGAACAATGACGCGCTTAGAATTAAAAGCACCCAGTGGAAAATTTAGAGTAGTCGGTGTAGACACATTCGACCGTTCAGATATATATTTAGAAATAACATTTAAATAAATCAAGAGGTTAACTATAAATATAAAATGTGCGCTATCCAAACACAATATAATTCTAAAACTTTTTTTAATATTATCGGAGGTCAAATTGTTTGTATTATCTTTAGATGATATCGTTGACGGTTTGGCCGAATTAGAAGTTAAAAGATTTTATAAAGTCGGGCTAAGCGGACTTTATGAGCCGAGTCAATCAACGATTTTTTACAATCCGTATGAGATAGCTTCAGGTCGTGAGTTTATGATAACAATATTTCACGAATTAGCTCACCATTACGATTCGGACAGGTTATCAGAGTTGACGATCGAAGAAATCGCGTTGGAGACTGTCGAAGATCCAGACTTACGCGCATATTTACACATGTATTTTTATGACGAAATCGGGAGGTATTGGTCACATGACGAGTAATTTAGCATTAATGGTGTTTAGAGAATGGAAAGCTTTAACACACGAAGAGGCGAATCAATTTTTAGAGACAGAGGGAGAGAACGGGTTATATTTAGCGAGACAACACGGTCTGGGAACCTTAGAGTATCAGTTACACATCGTTGGTTACGAAATGTTACCAAAAACCGACCCAACGGGACAACGTTACGAACGTGCAGTCGTTAAGTGTTTAGCTTATCGACAAGATCACAAAGATGTTGAAGGCGACCCAGTTTTAACACCATATTTTAGTATGAGGATGGAGTTAGACCCAGATATTACCAACACAATTAGTCAAGTTCCAATCATTACTGTATCGAGTAGAGCTATCGAACGAGAGGTAATGCAACAGGAAGCTTATTTAGACTTCTTAGTTGAGAAGGAGATTGATTAAAAATCAAGCATAGACAATTAGGATTAACAGATAACGAGTTCAGCAACCTTGATGATAAGGTAAGACGATGTATATGCAACGCTCGGGGTTCATTTCGGGTTGATTCAGTTGGAGTTATGTGTGGAGGTAAACTATATTGTCCATTACAACGGGTGGCTGGATTGGGACGTATGATGCCTTATTGCATGGCTGAGCAGTATGTGTTAAGAATGGTGAAACCGTATGACTAAACGAGGAAGAGCATCACACGAACGATCGTTGGACTATCTGTGTCATCATGTACATCTGATAGGGGAAAGTCGAGAAGACTTGGCGTGGGTGATTAAAGAGCCGATATGGCACCCTGATGGTAAAATTCAACAATACAGTATGCCGGATTTGATAGCATACTTTTACACTGATAAATATTTAGTGGTCGAGCTGAAGGCTAATGGCCATGATTCAAGTAAAGCAAAACGACAACTTATGCAAGGTCGACGATTCTTAGAACAGATGTTCGACGTTGAACCACACAGGATTGTTAGAAAGCTCGTAATTTATAATGGATTAAGTTACGATTGGAAATATATCGGGAGGCAAAGATAAAATGGAAGAAGTAAAATTAAAACGAACTAAATGCGAAATATTTAGTCGAGTGGTGGGTTATATTAGACCGATACAAAACTGGAATGTGGGTAAACGAGCGGAGTTTAAAGACAGGATTGTTTTTGATGAAACGTTAAGTTTAGAGAGTAAAAAATAGAGATTACATCTATATCGGCAATTTGGAAAGGTTGGTATGTAGAAGATGACAGAAATAGTAATAGATAAGAACACAAAATTAGACGAAGAACAATTAAAAAAGATTTTTAAGACAAGAGACGCATTCAGTTTTACACATTTCGGTAAACGTTTGTTTAGATCACAGCAGCGATTTTCAAATAAGCTAATCGAGAGTGTAGTAAATAACGAGGGTTGGACACTAGCGGCAGAGTTCAGCCGACAGAGTGGCAAGACAGAATCTCTTGTCATATCTGTACTTTATATTGCGATGTTTTATTCGGTGATAGTTAAGAAGTTTAATTTACCCAACACCGGATTTTTTAATATTGGAATTTTTGCTCCACAGTATCAACAGAGTAAAACAGATTTCGATAGAATTAAACGTTACTTGAAAGATTTAATGGAACAAGGTTATGGGTTTAAAGTATCCGAAGCAAACGGTAATTCATTGTTATTAGAAACACCTGGGCATATTCCAATACAGATTTATTGCTTCTCAGCATCATCAACTTCTAATACAGAATCTAAAACGCTGAATTTAATAATTTTAGAAGAAGCACAAAAGTTGTTAGACGATGTTATTGATAACACTATCGCACCCATGGGTATGCACACACGTGCGACCAAATTGTATATCGGGACTGCTGGTTATAAGCGTTGTAGATTCTGGGAGATGTTAGAAACATTGCCCGAAGATTTTAAAGTTGTTTCTCCAGTAGATGTTACAATCAAAGAACGAGATGAAATGTTCAAAAAAACTGGTGATACTATTTATCAGAATTATCAAAAGTCTATCGATAAGGAATTGCGAGAGCTTAACCTTAGTGAAGATTCGGATGCGTACAAGGTTCAATACAAGCTAATCTGGGTATTGGGTAAGGGACAGTTTATCGAATATAAGAAATTGATAGATTTAGAGACTGAGTATGAAGTGTTCGATACTTATGGTAGAGCTTATGAACTATATGGCGGGATTGATTGGGGTAAACAATACGATTCAACAGTGTTCACGGTTATTGACGCAGATGGTCGAATAATCATGTGGAAAGAAATCAGCGGTGTTGATTATGCGTCTCAGGTAGAAGAGATTTATGATATTATCAACAATAAATACAACAGTTCATTGCGTAAAATCTGGTGTGATAGTACTGGAAACCAAGACATGGGAGTTAGTATGCTTAGACAACGATGCAAGGGATTACCGGTTCAGATTATCGGATATAATATGAGTTCACAAGGTAAAGATTTTATGTTTAAAAGTTTACACTCGTTATTACACCCAGTGATTTTTAAAGGTGAAGTTATCGAAGAACCAAAATTAAAAATACCAAAAAAACAAAGTCCCGAAAAAGAAAGGTTCATTAGACAGATGATGGATTTCCAGGTTGAGGTCAAGGGAGACATATGGAAATGTCACCACCCTGAAGGTGCTGGTTATCACGACGATTTTTGTGATTCATTAGCATTAGCTTGTTTGGGTATTACCAAAATGAAAGAACGGCGAAAGTCTAGTTCTGGTAGATTTGCAATAAGGTAAATTCGGTCGTCGATTGTATTATTCTATGAAAAAGTGTGATTTTATGCTATTTGTGCAATTATAAATATATATCTAGAAATTACATTTATAAATTGTTTTTACTAATATAATATATACTGAATTTTGAGGTTCTTACGATGGCTAAAAACAAATCATTTCTCTCTAATATAATATCTAGAGATTCTAAAACGCGGAAAACTGCAATTCCGGTTACAAACAAAAGCAGATACAAAATAATTTATAACAAAAAAGAACGAGACAAACAGATTGTTGAAGAAGAGTTTAAATCTCAATTAAACGAAGTCGAAACTCCTTTTACTCAAGCATCAAAAAAATGTAAAGATCTTCGTGAACATCCGTTTGATTACGATCAAGTTCTCGCTTTATACAAATCTTTCGGTCCTATTAAGGCTGTTGTTGATAAATACACAGATTTTATTCTGGGTCCAGGTTTTCATGTCACCTCAAAAGACGAACGTGTTTCAGCCCTTCTTAACAAACATATGAAAGACACACAATTTCATTCTGTGTTAGACAACGTTATCACAACAGCCTTAATTACGGGCACAGTGGGTTTAGAAATTGGTAAAAATAAAGAGGGCGACGTAAAAGAATATAAGATTATTGAACCGACTACGTTTTTTATTAGACAAGATAATAAAGGTAAGGTAGTTGGATATTGTCAGGTGATCGGAACTAAACAAGAAGATCCAATTAAATTTGATGTTGCTGAAGTCGCTGTATTTGATATTAACAGGGTTGGTACTAGTCCATACGGACAAGGTATTGTAAATTGTACACTTCCTATCGTTGATAACATTCTCAGTACAAGAAAAGATATGTTTACGTTGATAAAACGAAAAGCAAATTCTCCATTATGGGCGAAGTTGGGTGGAAAGGGAGCAGATGGAGACCCTATTGAGCCGACTGAAGACGATGTTAACACGTTTGGCCAAGAATTAGAATATATGAACAACAAGACCGAGTTCGCAACTGGTCCATTTGTTGAGTTAAGCGTTATCGATTACGGTAAAATATCAGAAAAGTTTGAACCGGTGTTAGCAGACAACTGGAGAATGTTTTTCACTACAGTGCAAGTACCCGAAGTTTTATTGGGTGATGGTAACGTATCGGAAGGTTTAGCCGATGTACAATTAGATGCATTCGAAAGACGAGTTTCAAGTTTACAAGAAGAATTAGAAAAAGTTATCGAAGAACAAATATTTAAACAAATATTAGAAGTTAACGGTTTTGCTGATGCAGACGCAGAGTTTGTTTGGGGATTACCATCAACGTCAGAAAAGAATGCTAGATTAACTAGGTTAGTAGAAATTTTAAAAATAACTGATTTAGATCTTAGATTAAGAATCGAGATTGAAAAAGTTGTGGGTGAGTTAATAGGTGTAAGTTTTGAAGAAGCTCCAGAAGAAGAAAGGGCCAGAGAACAAGAAGAACGACAACCTATCGTACCGACACAGGTTCGACAAGAACAATTATGTGGATGTCATGTTCACGAGGGTGGAGCTTTTGACCAGTTTGATGATGCAAAAGATTTCACGATTTCCGAGTTTGTAAATTTCAATTATTTAGATTATACTGAAGAAATTTTAGATTCAATTAAAAAGGACGGGTTTGATTTGGTTAGGGCGAAAAATTTAATCGAAGCAAGTGCTGGAAAATTATCAACTGTACAAATTGATTCATTGAGAGTAGTTTTAAATGATGGTATTACTAACAACTGGTCAATGAACGAAATTGCTAAACAAATCGAACGAGAAGTTAAACCGGCAGATTTGTTAAAGATGAATAAAGAAGGCGATTTAGATTTAGATGCAGATGGAAACCCTAAAACACAGTTGTCTAAAAAGTTTAGACCAATTATGATTGCAAGGACTGAAGTTGTTCGATTGAGCAACAACGGTGCTTTAAAAGTTTATGAAAAAAGAGACGTAGAAAAAGTTCGATGGGTGTCAGCATTGTCTGAAAGAACGTGTGATATTTGCGGGCCAATGAATGGAATGGTTTACGAGATTAAAGATGCTAGTGGTGTACTTCCAATTCACCCACAGTGTCGATGTAGATTCGTCCCGATTATCGAAGGTCTTAGCAAAAAATGACGATTAGAATTTGCCCCAGGTGTCGAAAAAAATATGCAGTGCCTATCGGTGTTTCAGATGTTAGTCACCAATGTCACAGCGGAAACCCAACATTAGACCAAGAAGATGTGGTCGCTATCGGAGATTGGACAGATTATACGGGTTCTGGAACAGTGGGACCTTCTCAGCTAAAAGTTGCTGGTATTCAAAACGATTTAATGTATTCTGAGGCTTATATTTGTGATGGTGAGACTGAAGAAGATCGAAGTCCACGTGGTGCAAGAAAAGGAACTCACAGACAACGACAACATTTAGAATTTATCGAAGATGTAAACGGGGGTTGTGATTAATGGTATTTAGTCCAGCAGAGAAAGATCGAGAGATGAACAAGTTCATCGAGTACGAGTCTGGTTTAACCGCGGTCGGAGTTGTTAATGTTAGTGGTCTTCACGCCGGTAGTGCTATAATCGGACGAGTTATTCTTACCAATGGCAGCGAAGATACCGGCGTTACTGATGGTGGTCAAGATTCTCGAGTTAATTCTATTACTGGTTTATATACAAATTCTAGATTGATGGGTTACAACGGTGTCAGCTGGGATAGATTAAAATTAACAGCCGGAAGTTATTTTGGTATTGTAAATTATAACGGTGCTGGTAACGAAATATTCGACAACGCGATAAATGCTGGATTTGTAAACATTGCCAGTGGCGGGGTTCCTATTTTAGGTTCGGTTCACGTTGTTGGCTCAGTTGCGGTTACTAACACTGTAGATATTTTAGGTTCTGTTGCAGTTACTAATACAGTGGATGTTTTAGGTTCTGCGGTTATTACTAATACAGTAGACATTTTGGGCTCTGTTGCCGTGACCAACGTCGTCGACATGATAGGCTCAGTATCTGTCACTAATATTGTTGATATGACAGGCTCAGTGGTTGTTACTAATACAGTAGATATGTTAGGTTCAGTCGCGGTTACTAATACTGTAGATATAAACAAAAGTGGATTATCAACTGATACGAATCAAACAGATGGCTCGCAAAAAACCCAAGTAGTTGACGCTGTAGGGAATATTATAGATGCACAATTCATTTCAGGTACAACTGATAATATAGATGAAAAATACGGTTTAATAACAGCGAGTACTTTATATTCGCGAATTAATGATTCTACTGTTAGACCCGTAAGCATGGATGGTGTTACACATGCATTAACAACAATTGAATATGAGCATAAAGAAATTCATAGTGGTGATCATTATTATGTATGTAGTTTCGAAACATTAGACAGTGGAGTATCGGCCGATTTTTCGGTGTCAACTCCAAATACAGCAAAATGGTTACATATGACGTTTGAAATAGAAGGTACGTCACAAACTGAAATGATAATATATGAAGATGCTACCGTTAGTGGTGGTGTAACTGTATCTCCTTTTAATAATAATCGTAATAGTTCTAATACAAGTGCTGCAACTTTAGCTATGAATCCATCTGTAACAGTACCTGGAACAATAATTTATTCTCAGAGTAATGGACTAGCTGGAGCAACGCCTTCAAAGGCATCCAGTCAAGGAATTGTGAACAGAAACCGTGAGATCATTTTGAAATCTGGAACGACATATAGATTTGAGATCGCATCAGCAGATGATGATAATATTGTAACATACTGTGGAGAGTGGTATGAACATACTAATAAAAATTAAAAAATGAAAATACAACAATTAGAAGTAAGAGCAAACGGCGGAGACATTGGCGAAGTATTCATAGACACACCACTTATTCGTGGAATATTAAAAAGTGTAATCGTGGAAACAGACAAGTCTGCTAATATATTAATAGAGACCACGAAAGGAATTCGAGTTTTCGATCACAAATCAATTTTAGGAACTAGGGAATATAATATTAGGAAAAAAGCGTTTACTGGGAATGACGAAGAAGTGTATTTACATAGTGTCGCAGAAATGTGTTTGTTCGACATCTTACTAATTGAAGTAAGAACATCACCACATAATTTAGTTAAAATAACTTTAAGGTATATAGAATCTGAGGATTAAATATATATCTAGAAATTACATTTATAAATCATATTTAACTATATTATATATATAATTTTTATAACGTCTAAAAAATAAATAATATTAAAAAGGCAACTCGGAGGATTCTAAAATGACAGATTTAAAACAAGAAGCAGACAAAACAACTGATATTATCAACGAAGACTTACAACTCGAAAAAAAGAAAGAAGTTAAGCTTGATGAAGATGGAATGATAATAGTAGCAGAACACGTTCCAGTAATTTTTACAACGTATATACAGGTAACAGAGGATAACTAAAATGATAGAAGAAAGAGTTATTCATGTTGAAGGTATTGCACTAAGACCAGGTCTTAGTAAAAACGGAATAATGTATTCCGAAGAAGAAATTAAATTGACGGCAGCTGAGTTGTCAGACAAACCAATTTTAAAAGATCATATTTCAAAGACCGATAATGTTATTGGCAGAACTTTAGAAGCTTCTTTCGTCGTTGACGAAAACGGTGTTGGTTTATCGTATAGTGGCTGGGTAAAAGAGGACGGAAGTCAGATTACTGAACGAATATCTGACGGTCGGATCAAAGAAGTTAGTATCGGTGCTATGGTGGATAAGTTAGTAAAGGAGAGTGAGGATTCTGATTTCGTTATAGCGAAGGGGATTCATTACATGGAACTTAGCACAACACCAACACCAGGGGTAAATGGAACATCTATGAAACAAACATTGAAACAGATGGACAAATTTAAAACTGAAAGCGATAAACGACGAATTCAACCAATATTAGAAAGTGTTGGAGATTTTAAAGTTAAAGAAAAAGAAGAAGATCCTAAAGAAGAATCAGAAGTTAAAACAGAAGAACCTAAAAAAGAATCAGAAACAAAAACTGAAGATACAGAAGAAGAATCAAAGGGTACTGAGGAAGAAATTGCAGACGCAGAAGAAACCGAAGAAACTCCGGAGAAAGAAACTGAATCTGAAGAAGAAACTGAAAAAGAAACAAAAGAAGAAAAGGAAGAAACTGTTGAAACCGAAGAAACTTCAAACACAGAAGCACTTTGGGATACAAAGTTTATTAGTGAATTGCCAGACGAGGCATTTGCAATTATATTACCTAGTGGTAAAAAGGATGACGACGGGAAAACAGTTCTCATAAGTTTGAGAAAATTACCACATCATGGAACTGGTGTAAAATCTGGTATGGAGCATACAACAGTGGACTTACCACAGTTGAAAATTGCTTTGGCTAGATTAGACCAAACTGATTTGACATCAACACAAAAAACTGCATCACGAACACACCTAGAAGCACACGCGAAAGCGTTAAAATCCGGTGCAGAAAACGTTGAATTAGAATTAAACGAAAATTATTCGGAGGAGAGTAAAATGACAGAAGAAAAAGTAGTAAAAACTGAAACAGTTGCAGAAAATACTGAAACTGAAACAGTTGTAGAAACTAAGCAAGAAGCTTTTGACATGAGTAAGTTAACAGAATCAATTGCTCAAGTTTTAGAAGACAAAATTGCTCCACTGAAAGCTGAATTAGCAGAATTAAAAGCTGTTAAAGAAGAAGCTGAAGAGAAGGAAGCAGAAAAAGAAACAAAAGAAGACGAGAAAGCTGAAGAAACAGTCACTAAGAGTGTAGTTGAAACAGCAGAAGTTGGTGAAGATTTTAACGGTTACTGTATGGAAAAAATGGCAAATGGGAAATACTCATTTTGGAAAATGCCAAACCAGAGCGGTAGCTATTAATGGAGGATTAAAAAATGGCATTCACAACACAATATGAACCTGTATTAGACGGCGGAGTACCACGAACCCTAGGTGGAATTGCAAGAGAAGTAATTTCAGGCGGACAATTCGTATATTGCTCAGGCGCAACAGGTAAAGTAAACATTTCAGGAGCTACTAGTTTAGTAAGATCAGACATCGAATTTGCAGTAAGTGCAAGCGGTGGAGCATTCACTGGAATCGCAATGCATAACGCAGCAAGCGGAGCATTAGTAGTAGTACATAGGGCTGGAGATTGTATCGTAGGAGCATACGGAGACACAACAGCAGGGCAACCAGTAGTTACAAACGGAACTGATGGGGTTGCAGACATTGACGCAGCAGCATGGTCAGGCGGAAACGTACCGATCGGAAGAGCTGTAACAAGTGCAGGTTCTGAAGGTTACACAGTAGTAACTATCGGGGCTTATTAAAAGGAGAATAGAAAAAAATGACAGAATTTCAATATGTTAAAGAATTTTTAAGTACTGCAAAAGGTACAGAGGGTTCACTGTTGATTCCTAAGAAGATCCACGCAATGTTGATCGAGGAAACCGAGAAAGCTTTAATTCCACGAAGTGAAGCAATGATGTATTTAGGTCCATCACAGATTACAGCTTCAAGTTTGGATTTAAACTTGGCAACACCAGATAGTTTACAGGTTAGACAACTTGGAGAGTACAACGAAATCGAAATGGATGAAGTTGATTACACCAATATAAATATTAGACCTGCAAAATACGGTGTTTCAATTAGAATCACTAAAGATTTATTAGAAGACGCACAATTTAATTTATTACAGCACAACATTAGAGTTGCTGGAAAAAGATTAGCTGAAAACGAAAACTCACTAATTGTTACACAATTAGACACAGCTGCAAATACAATTGGTGGTGGAGCTGCAATTACTATTGCAAACATCACAAGAGCAATGCAATATTTAGAAGATAACGACTTTAATCCTACAACATTTGCTTTAGGAATGGAAGTTGCTAACGATATTAGAAACATTGACACATTTACAGAAGTGGATAAATCTGGAAGTAACGACATGTTATCAAGAGGTTTTATTGGAAACATTTACGGTATGAAAGTATATAAAGTTTCAACAAATGCTGGTATGACAACAACATCATCATACGTATTTGACAGAGAATTTGCATACGTAATTGGAGAAAAAAGACCTTTAACTGTTGAGAATTTCGATTTACCTTTATTAGATAGTAAAGGCGCAGCAATTACACAAAGAATTACTGCAAAAGCAGTAAGAACAAATGCAATTGCAAAAATCACAACCTCTTAATTGGGGTTTTGATTTTTAGTTTTTATTTTAGGAGGTAAAACAATATGACAACAGACGGATTAGGATTTGAAGAAGTAAATCAAGCAGTAACCTCAACAGCGGTTATTAGCGGAACTAATGTTTATGGTGCAACTAGTGTGCAATCAGCAACAATTAGTGGTACAACTATATATGCAACAACATCATTCACGACACCAACCATAAGCGGAACTAATGTATTCGCAGCAGGCAGTGTACAAGCAGACAAAGTTGTAGCAGACGTAATGGTTTCAGGACTTAATGTTTATTCAACGGGAAGCGTTGATGCAGGTAGAGTGTTTGGAGACGTAATGGTTTCAGGAAACAACGTTTACGCAAACGCAAGCGTGACTGGTGACACAGTAATTGGAGCAACACATGTATCAGGAAACAACGTTTACGCAAACGCAAGCGTGACTGGTGACACAGTAATTGGAGCAACACATGTATCAGGATTGAATGTATTCGCAACAGGAAGTGTAGAAGCAGGTAGAGTGTTTGGAGACGTAATGATCTCAGGAGCTCAAGTTTATTCAACAGGTGATATACAAGGATCTAACATTTCTGAAGCAGGTGTTCACAGAATGCCACGGACTGCACTCAACGGAAGTCCAACAGCATGGACACAAACTACAACCCTCAGAGCTACCGGAGAAACAGGAGCTGGAAGTAAACTAGATGTAGTATTCGGAACACCATTTTTCGACGCACCAATAGTATCGGTTAACGCTGGATCAGGGGCTTTAGGAACATCATTTGGTTTGATTTACACACAAGCTGGATCATTCGGAGTAGAAAGTTCAGATCCATCAAAACTGTTTGCATGGAAAGCAGACGGAAATCCAGTATAAATATAGCTGGGTTTTTCTTTTTTTTATTTTTTTATATATATTTAAACAAAAAACATTTCGGAGATTAACAAACAATGGGACAATCAGATTATCAACTTTTTACAGAAACATATTCATTAGCTTATAACGGTTCAGATGACTATGAACAAGCACTAACACTAAACCGTGATACTAAATGGAGTGTTCAGGCATTATACGTATATTCAGTAGCAGCAGACGCTGACGCAAAATTCACTTTACTACGAAAAGCTACGGCGAGTACAGCAAACGAGAGAGATCCCGCACACGAGGATAGTGATGGGGTATTACAAGCACAATTTTATTATGCTAATTTAGGTAGTACTAAACGAATCGAGTTTGACAACTTTTCAGATTTAAGCACTGTTCCTATTAGACTGCATTGTGCAGCTGGGATTACTACACATACGATTTATGTGACAGTCGTTTACAAGCATACAATTGCATAAAATGAAACAAGTTAACAAAAAAATTTTTTGTATTTTATTAAGCATACTTATTTTGCTTTTATTAGTTATTAGTATAATTTCTGGCTTTCCAATTTCTGATTCGATTAGAAACATTGGATTGTCGACTATACCCTCGTGGTCAATAGTTCATGATGCATTAGAAAACGAAACGTGGACATTCGCCACAATATTTAGCATTGAAAATTATGAAAGAGCACCAATTATTTCTACTTCTAGTGTTTACGATGGCTTAACAGCATGGTATCGTTTAGAAAATAACGCTGAAGATAGTATTTCTACTCACGACGGAACAGAGTTTTCTGGTTCGTATGAGGCTTGTAAAATACAAGACTGTTATCTCGTGGATGGAAAAAATGATTATATTACTATTCCCGATTATCCAGAGACTGGTTACAACAGAACACAATTAAGTGTATTTGCATGGACAAAAGGACCGTCTCAGTCTGGCGGTAGTCCAGTTTCACATTTCGATTTCGGTAACAATCAACGTTCATGGCATATGGTATATTCTAGGAATGTCCCTTCAAAATTAGACATGAGAGTTCAACAAACTGGAACAATCGGAGCTCAAAAACTATTTAGATCGACAACAGATGTTGGAGACGACGAGTGGCATCATATCGGTTTCGTGTTTAATAATGGCAGTTTTAAAATGTATATAGACGGTGAACAGGAAGATGTGACAACAGTGTTAAACCAAACAGTAACTCAGGTTTTTGATTCAAACGCTAAAATATTAATTGGCGGTTTATTAGCTAACGGTAATCAAGTTAACGATTTTAACGGGTCAGTTGACGAATTTATGATATGGAATAGATCATTGACAGATGAAGAAATTACTTATGTTTATAATTCATATAGACCAAGAAATTGGACGATCCCAGTATTTAATCACACTATCGATTGGGATACAGAGTTTTTAGAGTTGGGTCTTGGTCCACAAAATTACGATTTATCTGGGATGGAAGATAATATTATTTCGTATTACCCATTCGAAGAAAGTCAAACTGACGATATCGTTGGCGATAATACACTGACAGATTTTAACACTGATTGGGTATATGATGGGAAGATTTTAAAAGGTGTTTATTGTGACGGGTATAACTCGTATTTGCATTCTGCTGTATCAGATTTAGATTTGTCGAATGATAACATCTCGATGTGTATTTGGTCTAAATTAGAAGAAGACGAATATACAGATTACGAATCATTATCTACTCTTGGAAACGGGTCTTTAGGACGATTTAGATTACATTTTACTGGTATTCACGACACTAATCAAATATACGCTAGAATTGATACAGAAAATAATTCTAATATAGTGATAGGTAACTATGGTTTAGGAAATTATACAGACAGGGATTGGCATTTTACTTGTTTAACTTATAATAAAACAGACAAAAATGCAACGATATATTATGATGGTGTAGACGAAGTCGCATCAGGTTTTGTTGACGGTGCAATAAATTTAGGCAAAACTCAAATATATATTACTGCTTATAATTCAATGAACGGAACAGTTGATAGTTTAATTATACTTAATAAAACATTGTCGGCTGATGATGTACTACAATTATACGACTCTAGTAAATCAGATAAGGTCTATGTCGACCAAAATTCGATTAGAGTTTATGAAGTAAACCAATACGGACAATGTTTAAACGCGTCAGGCGTTGTAGATTATGTAAACAATCAATGTTACGCATTGCCATATGAATCTGCAGATATTACAGAGTTGATAGGTATATAAAATGAAAAAAGAAGATATTATTAATTACGCATTAATTGCGCTTATCGTGTTTGGCGGTATGGGAATATATATAACACAGGACACTGCATTAATTACTATACCAAACGAATTAAGTAAAGATTATGATTTATATTTTAATGACGGAATGTTAAAAATAAAACAAGGTTATTCAAACCTCGGCGAAAGTGTATGGCAACCATATTGTTTGTCAGACAGTCGTTATAAAACTGTGTATAAACAACGTGGTACAAAATATAGTGAGATACACTACGAAGAAGAAGATAACAAATATATTATCTCACAAGACATTTATTATTCAAAGGGAAATTTAACACGTAGTTTAGTAATTACATCGTCTGGTATTAAAGACAGTGTTACTTGGACACCCGAAGATCAAGACTCTAAATGTTATTTACGTAACAAAAACACAGAGTTAGATGTAACGAATGAAGGAACTATATATTCTGTCAATCAAGAGAAAACTAACATCACATCAATACAAGATGGTTGGTTAATTTTCGATTACTCTACTGACATCGAAAAATTAAATTACGTTACTCAATATAACGGAAAAATTTATTATACTTACAAACCACAATATGGTAATATAGACATCGATCCTGTCATCGAATTAGATGATGGGGTAGATATAGAAAAAACTTCTATTTCCGAACAATCAATTTTAGACACATATATCATACCAACTGGGGGTATTTTAGGATATTACGTTATAAACGTATACGAAAAAGAAGATAATTGCGAATTTGTTTTTAACGATAAAGTACAGTTAATTTGTGAACCATTGACAACAGAATCTATTGAAAAACTATCATTATCAACAGCAGAACAATCTGTCTTATCACAACGTGGTGTACCGATATATAATTATAATGACATCGGCTCTGTTGACGACATAAAATATTATGATCCATCAACAGAATCTGTAATTGAATTCGATATTAACACTGGTCAATATAAGACTGGATTTCATTCTACTGTATTTACAATTACTGCGGATTTAAATTCGTTGTACGAATCATATAACATATCATCAGATGACACTATCGAGTTCGTAAATGTACATTTTAACACTACTAATATTTTAAATTTTGGACTAGTTGCAAATTATCCATTTACTAAGGATGCAAAAGACACTAGCGGTAATGGTTATGATTTAACTCCATCTGCTAATATAATACATGTACACGAAAGATATGATTTTGATAATGATGATGATTCTTTAACTGTTGTCGGGGCTAGTGAAATAAACAAAACCGGTGGTTATAATGTTACAACTTGTGCATGGTTTTATATCGTTGGTAATTCAACCTTAATGTATCCAAGAGTTATCACGTCTGGTGCTTATGGATTTAGACATATTGATTATAATTATGATACAGAAGATATAAATTATATAGTTAGATATGAAGACTACGATTTATATGGGACTGCAGATTCTACATATTCATTTAGTGTTCCTAGCAGATCAAATTTTGATTACAAGTGGCATCATGTATGTGTTAGTACGAATGACACATATTTGTCGGCTTATTACGATGGCTCATTGGTTGGTACTTCGTTATTAAATAGTTCTACAGTATTAAAATCATCTAATGTTTTTTATGTTTCGTCACCGACCGTATCAATTAACGGGTCAATCGACGAAGTCGCTTTATGGAATCGTACATTATCACCAACAAACGTAAAAGAAATATTTGATTTTGGTCTGTTCGCGACAGTCGGTAATTTTACAACGTCTATCATAGATGCTGGACCTAGTGTAAATTTCGTAGAATATCGAAGAATATTTACGTCAACAATATATAAACCGAGTAATTTTAGTTGTAGAATACGAAACGCGGATTTGTTAAGACCTAATATTACAGATACATCATTAGTATCATATTATAAATTAAATAATAATGCTACTCTTGGAGAAACTTACAATATATTTGTAGATGAACAAGGAAATTTTAATGGAACTTGTGTGATATGTCCTAATTCGACATACGGAGTATTTAGTGGCGAAAATGCGTCAGCATTCGATTTAGATAATGGAATGATAAATATTACAGACCCTGCATTAAATATATCAGGAGATTTTACAGTATCAGCATGGATTAAAAAATCCGAGTCTGACTCGTATCAATCAATCATCGCAGTTGGTATTCCAGATGTTACTTACGATGGATTTTATTTTAGAATTAGGGATAATAATCTTTTAGATTTTAGAATAGGAAATGGTACAGATCGATCTACATTTTTGAATGGTCGTACTGAAATACTCAACACTAGTTGGTATAACGTGTTGGCGACATATAATGGAACTGATGTTCTTATGTATGTGAATGGTAATTTAGAAGATAGTGAAACTTGGCACGCTGGATTTGTTTCATCAACCACTGGATTTTTTATTGGAGCTAGACACTTTAATACTGGTGATCACATTATCGATCAGTTTAATGGTACTATCGACGAAGTTGCTATATACAATAGATCGTTATCACAAAACGAGGTTACATCATTTTACAACTGGTCATCATATTATTATCAAAACACAACGTTAACTAATTTAAACGAATCTAGATATGTACAGGCACAGTGTTTGTTAATGAGTGATACTGCAATCGAAACGCCAGTAGTAAACTTAATAGAATTTGGATACTATAAAGAGACAACAACTGATTCTGTACAATACGTGTGGAAGACAGTAACTGATTTAGTAGTTAACTCGACAAAATGGTTTGTAATATACTTTGATACTAACTCTAGTTCAAAAAGAGATCCTGCTTATCCAGCTAAATCTTTAACGTCAGAATTAAACACATCAACTGGTTGGCTATACGATAGCAGTCGGTCATATACATGGGCAGAAACCATACAAAATAGGAGAAGATAAAATGAAAAAAGTTAGAATTGAATACACTGGGTCACATGGACCTCATCGAATCGAATATCTGAATGAACATGATGCTAAAAAGTTAGTTGAATCTGGACTGGGTAGATATTTAGATAATATCGAAGAAACAAAACCACAAGTTAAAAGTAAAACAAAATTTTCTATTATACCAGAGCTAAGTTGGAAAGAAAAAGAAATCAAAGCTTGGATGGTAGATAATAATATCGACATCGAGTACAATATCGAGAGAGATACTAAAAAGGAAATATTGGGTCGTCTATCTTCGGCTAAATATATTTAATAATTTAAAATGGCAACATTATGGAATCTAGGAAGCGCTCAAGCGGAAGTACAGAAGTTAATAGACAATGTACCGATATCGATAAGTGGAACTGATATGTATGGTATTATAGAAAGAGCCATTTCTCATATTGAACAACGAACTGGTTATACTATCGGAAGTGTTAGTATCGACCAAAAATATCACAACTCAATTTTATACAAGACAATGTACGACGTTTATGGCGTGTTAGAAGTTATTGGAACAGATGTTAGTAATGTCAAATTAGGAGACCTATCGATTTCTAAAGGTGGAAATTCTAATATTTCTAATTCACGTATAAGTGCAGACAAAATGTTGTCAGAAGAATTAAGAATTTTAGGTAGAAGAATAAAACTATTTAAAGCAAATTCTTAAAAATAAAAAATGAGCTTTGGAACAGATTTACGAGATGATGTCATTGGAATTTTTAATGACTATGGAGAAGTACTTAGATTAAAGTACTATGTAGAATCTTATTCTGGAGCAGATTATGACGATGCATTTTTAACTAAAAGTGGCGCTGATATTTATATTAGCGGGTTACGATTCCCTGTCACGTCTTCAACTGGTGGCGAAGATTTTAAGTTATTAACACAAGGTCAAATTCAATTTGACGATTCTAAGTTGTATATAGCTGGTAGTTTAGCAACAGATTTAGACAGATATACAAAGATTGGAGTAGGTTCACCGAATTTTGTTAACTATTCTATTATCGATAATGGTAACTTGGTTTATAGTGTTGGACCAGACGACGTATATTACAAATGTTTTATTCGAGTATTAAACGCTGGTTCATTTATTGGTGAAGTATAATGGCTAAAAATTCTTTTAGCATTGAAATCGAGGGCGAAAGTCAAGCGATTTCTAAATTAGCAAAATCTAGTTCTGAAGCGTTAAAGGCGGCTCAAACTGCTATAACTAAAGCTGCATTATTTATCGAAAGCGAAGTTGTCGAAAGTATTGCTGGTCGTCGAGCAGAACCAAAATCGGTCGACACTGGTCGGTTCCAAAATTCTATACGAAGTGAATCTGATGATTTAAGTGCTCAAGTTTTTTCTCCATTAGATTATGCCGTATATTTAGAGTTTGGTACGTCTAAGATTACAGCAAGAAGTCATTTTGGTAACACCGCGAATCGAGAAGAATCTAAAGTTAAAGAATTTATCGAAGACGAGATTAAATCTGCGTTATAAATATATATCTAGAAATTAGGTTTATAAATGTAATAATCATATTAATATATGTAACAATCTATCGCATGTGCGATTTTATATTCCAGGTGGAAAATGACAGTAAACGAAGCAACTTTTATACAAGACTCTATTTTATTATTAAGGAGCGTAATAGCATCTGGAGTAACAGATCCGATTACTTCGACCAGAAGTGGTAATAGTAGCTTTGTGGTAACTGGTTATCCATCTAGGTATGTAAACTATCCACATATCACCGTCAAACAAAACAATTTCTCGACTAGGAGATTAGGTTTAGCAAGCGAACAAAGTCTTGTTAACATGAAAGTCGAGGTACGAGTTTGGGGGCGAAACGAAAAAGAAAAAGACAAATTGGCTCAAGAGTTATATACCACTCTGAGGACTAAACAATTTGATAGTGGCGAAGGTACTGTCGAACAAAATCTATGGGGATTTAATATAAATTCGGCAGTAAACGTTGATGAAGACGGCGCAAACGGTATAAAAAGTAAAGTTTTTGATATAAATTATCAAGTTATAACATAATAGGAGAAAATAAAAATGGCATATATGATTAGTGATCAAAATTATGTAGGATTCTTTTATGAATCTGGAACATACGCAAGTACCTTAGGGACTACATTGCATTGGCCTGGTTTGGTACAAAACCACGAGGTTGACGAAACTGTAACTAAAGAAAGAATTAGATATACAGGAACTGGGGATAGGAATGTCTCGCAATTCGAAAATAGTACAAAAGACGTAACGGGAACGTTATCGATATATCCACAAGATTGGAAATTTTTAGCATTTGCTTTAGGAAGTAATGTTGATGCTGGATCACCTTCACCCTATTCACACGTGATTAGCGAAGTTAATTCAGATAACGGAAATTATGCAACAAGTGGAACAAAGAATCCTTTTACGAGTTTTACAATCGAAGATTCTCACATGGGACCACAACCCGGTAGTAATAATTTTGTAAGAACAGTGGTAGGTTGTATGGTAGACAGTTTTTCTGTGAGTTCTGCAGAAGGAGAAATGGCTACTGTTGAAGTTAATTACATCGCACAAAATGTAACAGCTGGATCAGGAGAAAGAACCGCAATCACACAAGATACTAGTAGACCGTATAAATGGCAAGATTTCAAAGTTCACTTAGAATCAGGAAATACAATTGATGGACTTAAAGATGTTAGTCTTACAGTTAACAACAACTTAGTTGCTAGACATTATCTAAATGGAAGTCAAGTTATCGAGTTACCAATACCAACAACACGAGATTACGAGTTGTCTTTAACATTAGATGAGTCCACTGAATGGACACAAACATTGTATAACACATATTTCTTAACTGGTAGCAAGTTCAACGTATTATTCGAAGTTAACGACACAGCAAGAGCTGGAAGTGCTAGCATGCTTATGAGTTTAAGCGGTTGTGTATTAGACGATATGAGTTCACCAACACCGATTGAAGGTGTAAACGAACAAACAATAACAATCATTCCGCAAACTGCGAGCGTGGTTGTTGCAGATACTACTGAGCAATACAACGCTTGGTAATTTTTTATTTTTTATTTTTTTATCTTTAGGAGGGTAAAGACATGGCATTATTAGAAAAAACAGACACGTTATTTTTAAGAGACGAAAACAATAATTTACTACCACAAGAGGTAGTATTAGAGACTTTAAAAGTCGACGATGGCAATAAACCTACCATAATGGTTATACCATTAAAAAAGGGTGAGTTACAAAGAGTTGTAGCTGAAAGTAAATCAAAAGACACGTCTAAATCGCAAGACGACGAATTAATTTTAAAACACTGTCATACTCCAAAGTATACAGAGTCAGAGATTGAATCAATGCAACCAAAATTTGCCGATGCGATAGTTAAAGCGATTTTTGCAATCAGTACTGGTTGGGAACAATCTAAATTTAACAGTAATAAAAAAGAAGTTTTGAATAAAGCGATGAAAGAAGTGCAATCAAAAAAAGAATAAAAAATGAGTCGGACTTAATAACTATGTTACATGTCCGAGGATATAATTTTTTTAATATACCGCAGTTAACTATGATGGAAATCGAAGTGTTAATAAAACAACATAACGATGACATTAGACAAAAGAAAAAAGCAGCACAGAAAAACAAAGCTAAAAGAAAAAGAGGACGAAGAAGATAATGGTAAGTTTAGGTGCATTTGGTGGAGCTGCTAGTGTTAATATTTTAATCAACGCTGTCGATAACTTTAGTTCTACTTTTAATTCAGCAGAATCGAGTATGAAAAGTTTTTCAACCGCTGCATTATCTGTTGGAACTGCATTTGCCGCTGTCGGTGTTGCAGCAACCATATTCGGAGTCGAAGCAGTGAAAAGTGCTGCTAGTTTTGAAACATCGATGTCTAATGTAGAAACATTGCTAGTCGGAACTGATGAAGACATGGAAGCATTAGCTAACTCGACACAGAGTTTAGCATCTGAATTTGGATTAGCCGGTGGAGAGTTAGAAGCGGCTGCTGGTTTGTATCAAACTGTTTCCGCTGGTATTACAGATACTGCAACAGCTACTGCATTTTTAGAAGAAGCGACTAAAGCATCTATAGGTGGTTCAGCTGAATTATCTTCTGTTATCGAAGCAAGTACAAAAACTATGGCTGCGTTCGGTATAGAGGCTGAAGATTCTGGTAGAGTATTTGATGTATTCGCAGCAACAGTAGCTGCGGGTCAAACTACGATGGATCAACTGGCTAGTGCATTCCCAAGAGTTTCTGCTAGTGCTGGTGAGATGGGAGTTTCATTAGAAGAAACAGCGGGAATTTTCGCTGGATTGACTAAAGTAATGGCAAGTCCCGAACAAGCAGCAACTGCATTAAATTCTACACTTACTAAATTAATTAAGCCGACTAAAGAAATGCAAGAGGCGTTAGAATTTCTAGGCTTTGAATCTGGACAAGCAGCAATTGAAGAATTGGGTCTTGTTGGAACATTAGAATCATTGGCCGATGTTGTTGGTGACGACACAGAATCATTGGCTAAATTGTTTAATTCTGAAGAAGCATTAAGAGCTGTATTACCACTTTTAGGAGCGGCGTCCGACGACGTTGCGGCATCTATAGAAAGTGTTTCAGATTCGACTGGTATGGCACAATCACAATTCGAAATTATGTCTGGGACATCGGAAAATTTGTTTAACCAAATGAAGAATACAATTGGAAGCGCAATGACTGACATTGGTGATTCTATTCTTACTGAGTTATTACCAGTAATTACCCCATTGACTGAAAAATTTCAAACTCTTATAAATACAATAACTGAAAGTGAAGTATTCACTGGATTAATGGATACATTTGCAGGGGCATTACAAACAGTGACTGATACTGCTACAACATTTGTTGAAGAGTTGGATTGGGAGTTATTAAAAGAAACTACTGAAAAAATGTTTAATTTTTTGATTGATAATAAGGACGATATTACATCATTGTTTTCTAACATGGCAACATTTACTGGAAATATACTAGAAAGTTTTGTGGGAATGGTGAACATTTTAATAGAAAGTGGATATTTAGAAGATATTTTATCTTTATTTGTTTTATTAGCAGATGCATTAGCAATCGTTTCCGATGCTTTAACAGACGTTTATGATATTATTAAAGACATAAACGATATGTTATCTGACAGTTTTCTTGGTACTTTTTTAGAATCAATACCAGCAACAAGTCTTAATGTGGCGACACTCGGCATGAGTGGTCTTGGTCAACAAGCGGGCAATTTATTACAAGGTGGCGATACTGAACAACTTT